AGAATTTGCCTGATAAATGTATCACGGAATATGCCGCCAATGATATTGCCATTAGAGTAAATGACACCGCCTACACCACCGCCGAAGCCTTCAAGACCGCCATGTCGTGCGTTTACCTCTATTACGAGCTGGCGACCCCCATCGAGTACGACCTGGTGGCACCAATGCCGTTCTCTGGAAAAATTGACGGCTACGGCACAATGCGGGTCATATCCGACAACATCGTGGCTCCGTTCAATGGTGACATCACCTACGGATGCAATCCGGGTCAGATAGCAGCTGATTCAAACGCTTTGATGGGGTATGTTAACAGCGTGTTTGACTTGAGGTACTATGAGACCTCGCAGCCCTCTGGCGGCATGCTCCCTAATAGGGAATACAAGTTAGGCACACTGTCATCAGCCACAACATTCACATTAGCAGCTGAAACATCTGGAGTGACAAACCATTATTTCTGGACATTCGAGACTGGAAGTACAGCACCTACTATCACATGGCCAGCAGCTATAACAAGCTGGGCTGGAGGCAGTGCTCCGTCTATAAATAGTAACAGACACTATGAGGTCAGTGTCTTAAATGGTGTTGCTGTAGTATTGGAGGTATAGCGCATGAACTTGTTGGAAAGACGCAGAAGATTTATAATGTCAAATCAGGAAGGAGTTCTTCCTGACACGTTCACCTCATGCTCATATATAGAGGGAACAGGAAGTCAGTATATTTCTGTAAACTTTGATTATTGGATTTCAATAGAGGATTTCTCTGTCAGCGCTCATGTTTACCACAATAAGGATATAAGTCGTGGAAGTTGGTTAGGTGAATATCCATTTAACGCTCTTTTTGGATCAGCTCCATTATCCCTTGATTCAGGAAGTTTTCCACCATTATATTTTGCTTTCAGAATGGGTTCTGGAGGTGTTGGTGAAGCTGGATTCAATGGAAAAAGAGTTATAGCTTATGGTGATTTTGCACTTAACTATGATGACCTTGATTTTTCCTTGAATCAAGGTGAGTATGAGATAAGTTTTGGAGTAAAACAGTTTGGCAATTGGAATATAACCAAGACTGGAGGTGTGAGCGCTGGAGGTTCAATATACGGAACTACTGATAATTATGATAATGGTGTCCTATACACCAGTAATATCATAATTGGCGGAGGCAGGTATTATCAAACCTCTTCTACACAATCATTAGTCTCGCCATTTATTGGTAAGATATACGAATTTAAGATATGGAATAAGACACGACTTGTGTGTCATTTTGTTCCATGTAAGCGTAACTCTGATAATGTTTATGGTCTATATGACTTGATGCAAAGAAAGTTTTACACTTCCGCTACAAATTATGCTTATACTGGAGGATGATTAATTATTACATGGTAAGAAAATGAATCTTAAAGCTCTCATATTAAGACGTCGTTTCCATAAGAAGGATAAGGGAGGCGTTTTACCCACTGGGTATAGGCGTCTGCCTTACGTCACTTGTGATAGCTCATACATAGATAGTGGTGTGTATGGAGATTTCAACACAAGGATTGATTGTCATTTCATGCTCACATCAAGATATCCTATAGGTAGTGGGCTTTTCGGCTCCTATGGCGAGAGTGGGCCTCACACGTTACGTGTCGAGTTCATGTCACCGACAGCAAGTCAGACTGATATGGCACAGTTCTATTCCAACGCATTCAGGCTAACGGAGAATTTCCCGTTCAACAAGGAATGTCGTATATCAATGAACAGATATGGACTCAGGGGTTCACGCTCGCATGGATGGTATCAAACACGTGGTACGACAGTATCAACTATATATGTTGGAGGCGTTAACATAACAGGGTTCGATAGTTATATTCGAGGATTTGCTGGAAGACTGTATGGTTGTGATATCTATTACATGGACACATTACAGAGAAGTTATGTTCCAGCATACTCTGAAGCTGATGACAAATACGGCTTATACGACACCGTGAATAACACGTTCTCTGAGTCTATAGGTGATAATCCGTTCTATGGTTGAGAATATTTGATTGAAAAATTATAAGTGATATGTATTACAAGATTATTGACGGCAGAATGGTTTTTGACCCATGCAGGACAATCAGAACTGAGAATGGGGTTTGGATCAGCAATCCTACTGAGGAGCAGATTGCTGAGGCTGGATGGCTTCCTTATGATCCGCCTGAGGTTGATCCACCAAAGATCACTGAGCCTGGATATGCTGAGATAGCTGAGGCTGTTAAGAAGATGCTTGCCTCAACAGCTGAGGAGTTGTCTGACGAGGAAGCTCTTGAGGTTGCCGCTGTATTCCCTACATGGATAAGCAAGATGGGATTACAGGTCAATGTTGGTGAGAGATACTGGTTTGATGGCAAGCTTTACAAGGTAGTGCAGGCTCATACTGTTCAGGAAGGCTGGACTCCTGATGTGACTCCAGCATTGTTCACAGAGGTTAGTATAGCTGAAATTCCTGCATGGAAAGCTCCAACTGGAGCTCAGGATGCGTACAACAAGGGAGATAAGGTCAAGCATAATGGCAAGACATGGGAGTCTAATGTGGACGCAAATGTTTGGGAACCAGGGGTTTATGGGTGGTCTGAAATAGCTTAGTATTATGGCAGAGTCAACAAGATACCTTAATGACAAGGATGGAAACATTGTCTATCCTGTCACGAAGTCAAGGGCTTCCATCAATGATGACGGAAGCACTGTGGCGTCGTCACTGTCTAATATAAACTCAACCCTGAGCTCACTTGGTGACACAGTAAGCTCAATGGGGAGTACAATCTCGCAACTTGACAACAATTATCAGCAAAAGCTGGTGTCAGGCACAAATATAAAGACAATCAACAACCAGAGTCTTCTTGGTGACGGGAACATAGAGATACAAGGTGGAAGTGATGTTCCAGTAGATACATACGAACTTCTTGCCAACAAGGTGAACTCAGTCTCTGCCCAGAGCACAAACACCCAATATCCCTCAGCGTCGGCTACCTATGCTGCCTCAAATATACCTGTGGTTTCTACGATGCCTTCTGGTGGTATGGCATCAAATGTCTTTTATGACCTTGGGGAGATAAGCGGTAGTGTCACATTCTCATTAGCCGCAGCTGCTGACTCTAATGTGTTCAATATCTGGACATGGAGGTTTGCCACAGGCAGCGTCGCTCCAACTGTAGTGTGGCCAAGTGACATACAGATGTGGGAGGGTGATGCTCCTGTTATTGAGGCCAGCATGGTATATGAGATTTCGGTAATAGATGGATTAGCTGTCTGCCATAGTGGTGAGATTCCGTTAGGGACATAAAAATTGCGGATTATTGTATCTGTTCCACACTCCATTACTTGTCATTGAGTATAATAAATGGTGTTATTATAAGCATGTAAAAAATTATGTTATTAATTTTGAATGGTATAATTATAATACTAACTTTGTACAAGTAAAATGATTTAAGATGGAACTGGGTGAAATAATAGGATATGGTCTTACTGCACTAGGGGGTGGAGGTATAGCGTCAATATTCAATTGGAGAATAAACAAGCGTAAGGCTAATGCGGAGGTCAAAACTGATGAGCTTGAGAACCTTCGCAAGACAATGCAAGATTTCTACGACCCTCTTGTTAAAAAGCAAAATGAGCGTATTTCTGAGTTAGAGTCAGAGGTTAAGACTTTGAGGCAAGAGCGCAGGGATATGGAACTAGCATATCAAAAGCAAATTCAGGTTCTTCAGAAACAGATTGTTGAGATTACTAAGGCCCTTGGAATCAAGACCAGTGAAAGAGCTAGAGACGAGAAAACTGGAAGATATGTTAAAGATGAAAAGAATATTATGTTTTAGTATCTGACATTATGGCAAAAAGAAGTAAAAGAAGTACTGGAAGAGTAAAGAAAGTATCTTCCTCAAGGCCTAAACCATTAGTTCCAAGGTCTGGATTTAGGGTTGATGGTTCAAGATATGGATGTGGAGGAAAAATTACCAAATAAAAGTCTTTATAAGATAACATTGTTTTTCTTAAAGTTAATACCGATGTTACTAGCAGCTTGTGCGTTAGTTAACACGGTATTTAGCTTTTATGGGATAAGGGCTGACGTATTATCTATGGTTGGAGGAGTGTCTTTTCTTGATTTGGCTTTTCTATACTTGGCGTCTTTTGTGTTCAGATTTTGTATATATCACAGGATGTTTCTTCATTATGTGCTGGTTACAGACATATTAAATATAACTGATTTCTATATAGGTATACCTCTAGACAACAGAATGCTATTTGGCATGTATATAGCCATATCAGGAATATTCTTATTTATTATCCTTTATCTATATAAGAAAAGAAATGCTAAAAACAATACGGGCACTGCTACTTAAAATAGTAGATGATATTGATGCTGGTAATACCAACATTGAGGAAGACGAAGGGTTAAGGATAATAGGTCTTCTTAAGGAGCTTGCGAGAACTGATGCTCCAATGAGCAAGTATCAAGCCTATACCTATCTTAATATAAGTAGAGCTACTTTTGATAACATGGTAAGAGAGGGAAAACTGCCAAAAGGCAAAAAAGTTGCTGGATTCAAAGAGCTTCAGTGGTATAAGAAAGATCTAATGAAAGTTAGAAAATAATTCAACTCATTACTATAAAAAACCCCTATCAGATGCATTCTGGTGGGGGTTTTAGCATTGTTGTCTTTACTAAGTCTGCCAATATATTTTTGTGTCAGAGTTGCGCGACTCATAGTTAAAAACACAAAAATTAAAAATTTATGGCAGACGTTACGTATATTCCTGACCAGCAAGGTCAGGCAAACAACATCCTTCCTTGGATGCTTGCCGCCAACAATGGCGGTTTCGGAGGCTTTGGAGGCAATGGCTTCGGAGGCGGAGTCCTTGGTTTTATCCTTGGTCTTCTCTTTGGTAATGGTTGGGGTGGTTTTGGCAATGGTTTTGGAGGTTTTGGTGGAGGAGCTGGTGCTGGCTTCTTATCCAACCAAATCAACAATGACAATGGTCGTGACCTGTTGATGCAGGCTATCACCTCTCAAGGTGAGGCTGCTCGTACAGCTACCCAGAGCCTTTCCACAATGCTTGGACAGGACTTCAATCTTGTCAACAGCGCCATTCAGACAGTCCAATCAGGTCTCTCTTCACTTGCTCTCCAGCAGGCTGTTTCTGTGCCTCAGCTCATTAATTCCATTCAGAGTGGTAATGCGTCTCTTGCTGCACAGCTTTGTGATTGCTGCTGCAAGACTCAGCAGAACATCATTACACAAGGCTTTGAGTCTAGGATTCAGAATATGGAGCAGACTCAGACTCTTGGTACTGCTGTTACTGGAAGTGGGCAAAGGACAGTTGACGCTATCGCTGATCTCAAGACTACTATGGTTAAGGAGTTCTGTGATGCCAAGGAGCGTGATATGCAAGAGAAGATTGATGGGCTTCTTGCGGCTAATTCCACACTTCGTTCTCAGATTGACAACGCCAATCAGACTGCGGCTATCACCAACTATGTCAATGGTCTCGTAAGCCCTATAGCCAAAGAGGTTGATGACATCAAATGCAGGATGCCTCAGACTGTTCCTGTGACTTGGCCTAATCTTGCCGCTGTGAACACCACTCCTTATGTGAGCGGAGGCTATTATCAGGGCGGATTCAACGGCTTCTATAGCCCAGGTGTTGGCGGATTTGGTGGTTTCACTTTCTAAAATCCTGAGCTATGTTTGGATGCAACATCAATGTCACGATGAATGTCAACGGCATCCCCTACCTCACCACAACTGGTGTGTCGGTAAATGCTGAGTCCGTTGACTTCTCGCTTGGGTTCAGGAGGATACCTAAAATAAGTGAGATCGCTATACATATCGCCAATGCGATACCTGAAGGAACTACTGGTACTCTTCCTATCAGGTTCACGCTGAATGGCAATACTAGGGAACTCACATTCTTTGGAGGAAATCCTGTAACAGCTGCGGATCTTACTGGGACTGGCATTATCAAAGTACAATATGACTGGTTCAATGGTATTTTCCAGCTTAGTTCAGCTCTTGCTCCAGCAACAGCATAGTTAATCTTTAATAGTTAAAATCATGTTTCAAGCACTTACACAGGGTATGCCCCTTTATATTTTGTATAAGAATGAGCCCAGAGTTGACGACGCTAGAATAATATCAGTAAACACACACCCGCAGCAAGCTACTCCAACAAATCCGATGGCTATACTGAATGGGCCTGTGACTGACATAGTGGTGTCTGTTGATGGCAAGACTCTTCCTCCTTTTCAAGGCTTGCAGCCTAGTGCGATGATAGCCACTTTCTCATCAGAAGGTATGGTCATAAGTGAGGATAAGACACTTATTGACAATGAGATTAAGTCTCTTGAGGAGAGTCATCAAAGAATAGTTGATGGTTATGAATCAAGTAAAGAAATGGTTGAAAAATGTAAGGCATTAAGACTTAAGATAAACCCTGATAAACAAAAAGAAGCGGCTCATGCACAAGAGATAGCAAGACTTCAAGGAGAAATATCAGAAATGAAGCAATTGCTCATGCAAGCGCTTGGAACTAAAATAAAAGAGGATTAGAAAATGGGACTTATTAGAATAATGGAACGTGGTGGCGATGATTATCGTGACTACAAGAAGGCTCTAAAAATGGCCAAGAAATCCATTGATACTCTTTGTGAGCTCACTGAGGATATGGAAAGTGAGTATGGATACGGAGAGCGTTATGGAGAAAGGTATGGTGACAAAGAGGATATGGAAGAGCGTGGCAGAAGCTACAGCAGGAGGCGCTCTATGTAATTAACAAGGGGAGGGCTTTTTGCTCTCCCCATTTTACTATATGTTATGAATAGATTAGATTATTACGATATATTGCCAGCTGGTATGGAAGCATACCTTGCTGCTCACGGAAGACACTTTTCTAAACCTATGTTAGAATGGGCTGTAAGCCTGATGAAAGACAGGCGGGGAAATAAAGGTGTGGCTATTGAAAAGAAGCAGTTTGATGATGTCATGAAAGCATACAATCTTGAGATAGAAAGAAAGGATGGTTTTTATGATGGTCCCTATGTATGGGCTATGGCTAAAAGTGATTACATGGGATCATCTATAACTGATGAGAGGCATCTTGCTTTATTTGTGAAAGATTATATAGATGACATTGACGGCAACGAAACCAGAGCTTTCGATGAGTTCTATATTAATTGTGTGGCTAAAGGTGTAGACATTCCTTGGGAGGATATTATATAACATGGAACATAAGAATTTAACTATAGGAAGATGGAATGTAGATTTCCTCTTTGCTCCAGACGGATATGATACTGAGGAGGCGTTGACATACTTATACTATGCTGATGCGTCAGACCACATAATGAGAAAAGCATATCATATACTAGAAGCGAATCAGGAGAACACTGGATTCACATTCACAAATAAGGATTCTAGAGAGGCTGTAGTAGTTATAGGCCCAACCTCATCTGGCAAAGAATTCATAAACACATTATGTCATGAGGTTTATCATGTGGCTGTAGCTATAGCTGAAGGTTTAGGAGTGAGCCTGTCAGGAGAGAATCCAGCATATATAACTGGTGAGTCTATGATGGAACTGGCACAGATAATATGTAAACTGGGGTGCCAAGAGTGTAACTGACAAAATGAAATTGTCTTCAGTTGAATAATTTTATTATATAGTAATTATAAAAATTATTATCATAGACTACCTTAAGTTGATTGACCCTATATTTGTATGCGGTCTATTAATTTAAGGTAGTCTATGTTTACTAGAAAACAAATAGAGGAAATCGCTGCTAAATTAGCTGATCTAGCTATAAAAGATAGTCAGTTCAATAACATAAACAAACCGCTCAATGGCTCAGAGAATTTGCCTGTTCTTCAAGATGGAGAAAACAGGCTGATGACTCTTTCAGACCTAGTTAATCTCATTATCGGAGATGAGGACAGGCAATATATTAAATGCATTTTAAACATAGAGTGCCTGACCAGCAATGCCACAATTGAGATAAAGGGACAAGGGCAGGAGGATTTTACCCGTCAAGATACATATACGGCATACTATGGTGAGATTGTAGATGTTCGCATATCAGCAGAAGGGTATGACACTTGGCAAGAGGTTGTCACTATGACCCAAGACCATATTATTATTGTGTCTCTTAATGAAAAAGGATCTGGGTCAGGGCCAACACAAGACTCTTATTATGTAAGAGTGATTAATACACAAGGTGCCCAAATAACACTCAATGGTTCACCTGTCTCTTCAGGGTCAGTAAATTATTTTATAGCTGGCGACGATATTGATATTATTGTCAGTAAGCCAGGCTTTATAACTGAGCCTCGTTACATAAAGGGTATAGATAGAAATTACGATATTCCGATTGATCTAGACGAGGAAGAGGAGACTCCTCAGGATACTCCATATATAAGATTTAATCAGGAACTTGTAAACCTGGATACTGACGGTAACATAGTAGGCGATAATAATGTGAGGGTACTCTCCAACTGCACTTGGGCAATAGCCGCTCAGGATTCTCCTAGTAAGGAAAGTACTGAGGATGACTATAATGCTGTTGAGGTTCCTGATGAAATAACTGTTCCACTTGGCGAAGAAAGAAACATAGTAGAAGATGAACAAGATATGGGAAAAATTTTTACATCGAAAGATCCATCCATCGCTAGAGTAGTGAACAATAAGGTTGAGGGAGTCTCAGAAGGCACTACAGAAATTGAGACTTATGATGCCGCTACTGGTACTTATCTTGGCAAGAGTACAACTACTGTCAAAGACTCTAGTGATATAGTGGAGCCTGAATCTATACAGGTAGATCCAGAGTATATAAAACTGACTCCAGATAAGACTACGGCTACAATCAAGGCTACAGTTCTTCCAGCGAATGCTGATCAAACTGTGTACTGGACAGTTGGTTACAGTAGGTATTTATCAGTATCCCCTACAGGAGTCATCACTAAAGGAAGAGAGGCAGGCTCAACATATGTTATGGCATATACTGGAGACAGAAAAATCAAAGCTAAGTGCATAGTTGATGTTGAGCTTGGTGGCACATTTGTCACATCTGTAACTCCCACATCTGTTGAAATTCCAGCGTGTGTTGAGACTGATAGCGACTATCCAGTTATCAGGTATGTGAAGTCTGATAAAGGTGGAACAAGCACAGGAGTACAGATATCAGCTATTAATATGCCAGTTAATGTTGCAAAAGACATCACAGACAATCAATTTACTTTATGTATTCCAGAGAATCTTGCCAATGATAGGTATATTACTGTTGAGGTTTATGGAAAAGAAACTGGAGATAAGGGACAGAAGATTACAGTGCATCAAGCGGCAAGCTCAAAATCAAGTGGTTTTGTAGGAGGAAATACAGCACATTATTATGCCAATGCCTCCAGTGGTGCTGATTCAGGACATGCTGGCTACGCTGAGCCATATACAGGAAGTGGAGCAATGTATTTCAAGTGTGGTTTTGGAAGGCAGATGAATGTCCTTGCGGATGCCGAGATAAGTGATTCTTGGATTCATCTTGATCTTACAAAAGTAGACTTCCATGACCTGTATGGATATACAGCAGCTCAACAAATGGAGTATCGTAAGACTGGAAAAATAGATGGTAAGGTTCCTGATTTTTCAGGCAAAGGCTATACTGTAGCATACTATGTGATTGTTAATTGTGATGTGAATACAACTGGACAGGCGAGGACAGGGACTATAACCCTTCCTGGGTACAATCCAGATACAGTCATAATAGATGATCCTACAGAGATGGATCCAGAGCATTGGAGGGCTATTCAGGATGATAATCCTCTAATCTTTACTATAACACAAGATGCTTAATCAGGATAATAGATTATGGCAAATATAACATTGCATAAGAACTCATCTACATCTGGTTCAGGCTCTAATACCATAAAGTTTGATTGGGGTAAGAACCAAACAAGAAGCGATATATCCAGAACTTATAGATCAACAGACGGTGTTAACAAACTTGTTGTCAGACAAACCTATTCCGCATTGGCACATAATGCTATTGGACAAACTGAAATTCAGACGGCATCATCAGATTCTCCCCAGACATTCACATTTAGAGGAGAAGCTAATGGTAAATACCTGATGATAAGTAGTGGTACTTTTCATGAAGACACCGTACAATGTACTGTGGGGAATCAGGCTATTACTAGTACAGCTACTCTTGTAAGTGCTTTTGAGGGTGGGACATCAAAGTATACATACACTATATCATGGACGGTTCCAGCTAACGCTGCTGAGGCTGTTAGGATAATAGATATTAAAACTATGGACAGCGCTCAAGGTCAAGGAATAAGTGTCAGGTATCAACTTAGTGTTACCAGTGAGACTGTAGCCTTGGAAAGCGTTACTGTAACACCTTCTACATTAGATATAGGTATAGGAAACTCATACAGGTATAACAACTCAACAGTATATGTTAACTCATCATCTAGAAACCAGTTGACTTATGCGTTGAGCCCATCAAATGCCACTATCAAGAGTGTCGTTTGGGAATCTAGTGATACTAATGTAGCTACGGTGAGCAGCACAGGACTTGTTACCGGAGTGTCAGAAGGCACTGCTACTATCACTTGTCGTGTGACTGATAATTCAGATCCTGCAAACATAGAATCAGACTCTTGCAGTATCAGAGTGTATGCTGAGGGAACTATTACTGGAGATTCTATAAAGAACATCACCAGTATAACAACATCTTCCTCTCATAATATAACTCTGCGTAATATAGACAGGAGTACTATTGCCGCCTCTCCAAGATCATCAGTTGCATGGCTTACTGGTGTCAGTGTAAATACTTCTACTACACCTCCAACTGTGGATATGATCACATCAACTAATACTGGAGCAGATAGAGATGTTGAGATAGATGTCACAGCCACAGACTACTTGCTGAATACAGTGTCTCATTCATTCTCATTAGTACAGCGTACTCCAAGTGTGGATGATGTCCCTTGCGAGAATATTTACTTCTCAGCCAGCAGTACTGTAATTAACAATTCTGAGAATAAGGGAGACTACACAATAAGCTACACACCTACAGAGACTACTCAGAGAGCTCTTAGTTGGGTTCTTACCGGAGGAGGAGAAGGAATAGCTACTCTGGAAGTGGATTCTGAGTTCTCCAACAGGGCTTATATACATGTGTTCAGTGGAGCCAATAACACTCCTCTTACACTTACAGTAACAAATACAGACACAAAAACAACTCCTCAGAAGTCTGCGTCTGTAAGCATTACAGCCACTTATGTGAATAATGATGGTTACTTGACAGCTAATCCAAGTGTTGTTCAGCTTGCATATAATGACACAGTCAATGATACCACTAATGGAGCTCCTGTAATTACTGGCACAAATATGTATAGTATTGATAATGAGCCAGTTCTTATAAGCGGAACTATACCGAAGACTATGAGGCTTCAGGGTGGGGTACTGTACTCGACATTTGATCCTAATGATGATCCCGCTGGAACATCTCCTAGAGTTGGAACTGTAAGAGTCTCAGGAACCGATAATGGTGGAACAAGGAGATATTGTGACATTAACTACTCTCAGTCCCCTATAGGTCAGGATGTTAACGCAGACATGCAAATATCAGCAGTACAGGCTGTTTATACTGGGAATGCTGTTACAGCACTTAAGATAGCTGTCTCTTATGACAACCCGTTTGCCAGAAATGTCGTGTTCTCTAATCAGTCTGTAACAATCAAGGGAACCACTGATACGGGAACTGTAACACTCGATGAAATTACAAGACAGTTGTCAGACAAGAGTGTCCCTATGCTCAGCAACGATAGTGTAGAGGTTTACACGATAAGCGTTGAACCTCGCAGTGCGGTAACGAGATTCTACATAAGGATGCTTGCGACAGTCAATAATTCCACTATAACAAGACCAGTTCAGGAGACATGGTGGGATGGAACAGATATTATAGATGAGCAATAAGATAAACTATGGCTACAAAAAATAACATAACAGTAACTTGTGGAGGCAGCGACGAAGGTATCGGAACGCAGCAGCTTACAGTATCAGGTCTTCAAAGCTATACTGGAAGAAATCCATTCAGTGCAACATTTAAAGCAAATGGCACAAATACATATAGCTCTGTTACCAGTAGCAACATGTTAACTGTAACTCAAAGTGGAAGTTTCATAATAAGGCTGACAAATCCAGAATCCAATGTTCCAGCATCCGGAGGAAACATCACTATTACTGGATATGCTAACCTTGAGAAGCTGAAACTTACAATAGGCAGCAACATGACGCTGACATCAGCTACAATAAACGATGTCTCTCTGACAAGTGAGCAACTTGCTCAACTTGCAAGCAGCACTGGGTACACTGTTGCTGGAGATCCTGGAGCTAGTGCGAAGTATAATATATCTATCACAGTTTCTGTTCAAGCCAACAGCAGCACCTCCAGTAGAGAGCTTGAGCTTTCTATGGAAGACCCAGAAGATGGAACAAAGACTGATACAGCCACAATCACTCAAAACGGGTCTTCGTCTCCGCAGCCTACAAACCAAGTATGGTTCTCAAATGGCAGTTCATCTAGTCCATCAACATCACCATCTACAGTCACTATAAACCTCAATGCTGATGGGGGGCTTGTGAATACTAGCGATGATCCAAGAGTCAATACATCACCTAGTGGAGTAGAATGGGTTATAACACCTGACTAATTTATAAATGGTTGAGGGCTGGAGTACAAGCTTCAGCCCATATTCTATTATGAGGCATTTGAACTTATATCTTATCTTAGCCTTGGTGACGGCACTTTTAATAGTGATTACATGTGCCCTGTCACTTAAAAACAGTGCGCTCAAATACAAGAGGGCATACAATGCTGAGTGCAGTAATAACAGGGCTTTAAAAAGTGAAGTAGATTCATTATATAATAATACTGAGCTTCTTAAGTATTCTATAAAAGATATAAAATACAGTAATGACTCTTTAGTTAGAAAGTTGTATGATGCCAATAAGAAGCTCAAACATAAGGATAAGAACATTAAACAGCTTCAATATCTACTATCGTCTGCTGAAAGAACTGATTCTGTTATACTTAGGGATACCATATTATGTAAAGATATACAGATAGATACTACTATTGGAGATGAGTGGATTAAGACAAGGCTTCAGATAGAATATCCATCTACCATTAAAGTCACTCCTCAGGTGAAGAGTGAGAAGATGGTGTTTATGAATGAAACCAAAAAGATAGATGGCAAGCCAAGCAGGGTGTTCTTTATTAGATGGTTTCAAAAGAGGTATACTACTGTAGAGGTAGACATTATAGAGAATAATCCATATATAGTTAACGATAGAAGTAAGTTCATAGAGATAATAAAATGATAGTCAACATTACTCTTAAGCGGGAAATATTCACGGATAGTTATACCGCTGGAACCATGTATATTGAGGGTAAGAGGTTTGGAAGAACTCTTGAGAGAAGAAATAGGGACCTTAATCATAAGAATGGGTTTGATAATGGTGAGAAGAAGGTCTACGGGGATACTTGTATTCCGTTTGGAAGATACAAGCTTACAGTGTCCTACTCTCCTAAATTCAGGAGGGAATTGATACTTGTAAACAATGTTTCTGAATTTTCAGGAATAAGGATACATAGAGGAAACTATCCTAAAGATTCCATTGGATGTATTCTTGTCGCAGAAAGATTTGCCAATGGAAGACTCTATAACTCAACGCCTTACGAAACTTGGATAACAAACTATGTAAAAAACGAAATTAAAAGAGGCAATGAAATCTGGCTGACTATCAGTTAATAATATATTTATATCAGTCTAAATAGTATTATTATTTCATTATTCTTAGTAAAAGTGTTAACTAACTTTGTCTAGAAGTTTAAAAATGGAATAGTATGGAAATGAATTTAGACAACATTCTTTCTGGAGAAGATATAGCCAATCTTTTCACGAAAGATTCAGAAACACAGGAATCCTCACCTGAACAAACAGAGGAGATTGACAATACTGAAACTGAAGAAACTACTGAGGTTAATCCAGAGGATTTATTTGGAGGACCAGAGAGCGTAGGTAGTGAAGAGGATACATCAGAGGAGGGGAAAGATGCTGGAACACAAGGTTCTGGTACTTCTCCAAAAAACAACTTCTACTCTTCCATTGCCAAAGCCCTGAAAGAAGACGGCATCTTCCCTGACCTTGATGATGATTCTCTTAATGAAATCAAACAGCCTGAGGACTTCCTTAAATTTATGGAAGATCAGCTGGCTGCAAGACTTGATGAGAAACAAAGGAGGATTGATGAGGCTCTGGGAGTTGGAGTGGAACCTTCTAAGATTCAGCAGTACGAGAAAGTCATAAGCTATTACAATGGAATAGATGATGATGCTATCGAGGATGAGTCTGACAAAGGAGAAAATTTGAGGAAACAGCTTATCTATCAAGATCTTATCAATAGAGGCTTTTCCAAAGATAGGGCACTCAAACTAGTTCAGAAAGCATTTGATGCTGGAACTGACATTGAAGACGCCAAAGATGCTTACAGGGATGGTAAAAAGTTCTTTGAAGATGGTTATAAGAATCTTGTGAAAGAGGCAAAGGCGGCTAAGGAACAAGAGGAAAAAGAAGTTGAAGAGGAGAGGCAAAGCCTGAAGAAATCCATTCTTGAAGACAAAAAGGCATTTGGAGTCATTGATGTGGACAAAAACACAAGGCAAAGGATTTACGATAACATAAGCAAGCCTGTGTATAAAGACCCTGAGACTGATGAAGTCCTCACAACTATTCAAAAGTATGAGAGGGACAATCATAACGAGTTCATGAAGAACATTGGATTGCTTTACACTCTTACTGATGGGTTCAAGAATATTGACAAACTTGTCAATAAGGAAGTTAGAAAGAAAGTTAGCAAAGGTATTAGAGAACTTGAACACACGTTGTCTGGGACACAAAGAGATTCTGGAGGAAACCTTAAGTTTGTGACAGGGGTTGATGAAGATCCAGAGTCCTATTCAGGCAAAGGTTGGGACATAGACCTCTAAATCCTGGAAATAGACTATACTGGTTTTATTAATTAAAGTATTTATTTATGGCAAAACTTGCGAAATTCCAAATGGTAGGTCCTACCTACTGGATGGGAACTACTAAGGAGAATCACCTTGGTAGTATTTTCCAGCTTAAGCCGCAGAAGGCTTCTGAGCTTATGGTGCAGCTCCTTGCTTGGAATAGAGGAAAGACTCTGGATACATTCCTTTCCCAGTTCCCTGTGAAGGAATTTGAGACTGATGACGAGTTCACATGGGATGTGATTGGTTCTTCAAGGAGGAATATTCCTCTTATTGAGGCCCGCACTCTTGATGGTGAGGTTGTTGCTGCTAATGCTGACAATGTTGGTGTCGCCACCACTCCTTTCTATCTTGTTTTCCCTGAGGCTTGGTTTGCTGACGGTGAGTATATCGTTGGTAATCTGAATGAGATTTATCAGTTCCGTATCTTGGGCGATGCAAGGTATGAGGGAACCAACGCTGTTTATAAAGTTGAGCTCGCTGGTGGAAACACTGAGGGTGTTCCTGCTGCTAGGCTTCAGGCTGGTGAGAAGTTCTCCATTGACGCTGCTTTCGTTGAGCATTCTTTCTCTCGTAAGGTTGGTGATGTGAGGTTCGCTTCCCCTGTCGCTATGAGGAATGAGTGGTCCACAGTTCGTATTCAGCACAAGGTTGGTGGCTCTATGCTTAACAAGAAGGTTGCCTTTGGTATTCCTATGGTTAAGAAGGATGCTTCTGGCAAGATGGTGAAGTCCACAGACCCTATGTGGATGCACTATGTTGATTGGGAGCTTGAGTGCCAATTCAATGATTATAAGAACAATGCCCTCGCTTATGGTAGGAGCAACCGCAACTCCAATGGTGAGTACATGAACTTTGGTAAGTCTGGTGAGGCTATCCGCACTGGTGCTGGTCTGTTTGAGCAGATGGAGGTTGCCAACACAAGGTACTACAACTCCACAAGGGGCGTCATGAAGCTCATCCTCGACGCTCTCTATGAGCTGTCTGCTTCTAAGCTTGAGTTTGGTGACAGGAAGTTTGTCATCAAGACTGGTGAGCGTGGAGCCCTCATTTTCAATAGGGAGGCTAAGAATGTCACCAGTGGCTGGACTCCTATTTGGTCTGGTTCTGATTCCAATCCTTCCGCTGTTCAGAAGGTTTCCGCTACATATGCCCCTGGTAATGCTGTCAGGGTTACTGACTATCAGGTGACTGAGTGGGTTGCTCCTAATGGTGTTCAGGTGAAGATTGATGTTGACCCTTACTATGATGATCCTGTGCGTAATAAGATTCTCCATCCTGAGGGAGGAGTCGCCTATTCTTACAGGTATGACATCTTCTACATCGGAACACAAGATCAGCCTAATATTCAGAAGTGCCAGATTAAGGGACAGCCTGAGTATCGTGGTTATGAGTGGGGATTCCGAAATCCTTTCACTGGGCAAATGGGTAATCCCTACATGTCTCACGATGAGGATTCAGCCACATTCCACAGGATGGCTACCCTTGGTATAGTTGTTCTTGATCCTACTAGGACAATGAGCATTATTCCTGCTGTTCTGCAAGGCTAGTATATACATGGGGGCAGTGCTCTCATTGCCCCCTTTTAATTAAAAGTTAAGGAGAAGAACTTTTATGAGAACAAAGAAAATGGAAGAGAGCGGTTTTGATTTGGATATGGAAGCCATCAATGCTGCGGAAGAAGTTAAGTTCATTGACAATGCTGAGGAGAAAACCTCTATTCCTGAGAAAAAGAAGACAGCTAAGAGAGAGCTTGATAGCCCTGTTGAGAGCTGTCTGAGAAACGAAAGGGTTATTGTAAGACACGTCAATAAGCAATCTGGACTAATCACTAATCCTAGGCATGTTCTTTATGGAGGAATGGCTGACACTGCTGTAAGGTATTTCACAGTTCCTATTCTTGAAAGAAGCGGAACCTTGAAGAATGTTCTTACAGACAATGAGAAAGCTTATCTTGAGGAAGCTATGGGTCTTGAGTACAATGGCTTGTCTATATATAATAAGGAGAATAATTTCTGGGAGAACTATCAGGTTAGGCTCACTAAATCTGATAACTTCTTGGATTTGTCTATTCCTGATGACTATATAAAGTATAAGGTGTTGCTTGCTAACTCTGACTACATCGCTCCTAATATAGAGACATTGCAGGATAAGCCGAAGGCAACCTATCAGTTTGTTATAATTGAAGAGGGTGCTGAAGACAAGATGGCAAACGACAGTATTTCAATCACACAGAAATGCTGGAAAGAGTTTGGTAAGTATGAAGATGATGTTGATGTGATGAGGATGGTTGTTGAGACTGTTACTGGAAGAGTGCTGAGCTCAAGCGCTAAGCCAGAGTCTATAAAGACAAAGGCTGGAGAACTCATAGCCTCTGATGGTAAGATGTTCCTCAAGACTATAACTGATCCGTTACTTAAAACCAAGATACTTATAAAGAAAAGTGTTGAATCTGGAGTCATATCTAAGAGGGGAGACTACTATTATTTGACAGAGAGTAATACTCCATTGTGCAACAACAATGAAGACCCCACTCTTACAGTTGCTGCCAGATATCTGAATACTCCTAAGAATCAGGAAATGAAGTTTTCTATCGAGGCTAAGTTAAAAGGAATAAGGGCATGACAACCACAACTGAATGGAGAACAGAATTTGACCTTCTCTATAATAATATCCTAAGTGACCAGGCTCCTGGTTTGAATGACTACGAAAGAAGCGTGGTCTTAACACAGGCTCAAGAGGAGATAGTCATAACTCTCTATTCAGGAAGGAGACTTGAGCCCTTTGAGAGCACAGAGGAAGTCACTGAATATCTTTCTACTCTTGTCAAGCAAGCTACGCTTACTCAAGAGAAAGAAGTCACTGAGAAGATACATCAAGACTCTCACTTCTATGCTTTGCCTAATGACTTGTGGTTCAAAACCTTTGAGAAGGCTGTCATAAGAGACGACTCTTTAAACTGCAAAGGCTCAAAGGATAGGGAAGTTATAATAGTTCCCGTGACTCAAGATGAGTTTGACAGGACTGTTAATAACCCCTTCAAATGGCATAACAGTGGAAGGGTTCTATCTTTGACACCTTCAAGGTTTACCACAGAGCTCATAAGCAAATATAGTATTGTGAAATATATAGTCAGATATCTTAGGAAACCTAATCCTATTATATTAAGCGATTTATCTAATACAGGACTTTCAATTAACGGTAAGACAGCTGAAATGACATGTGAGCTTCATGAGGCTCTTCATAGAAGTATCTTAGAGAGAGCCGTTCAATTAGCTAGAGGTATATGGGAAAACACTGTGCAATCACAGTCAAGACAATAAATTAACTTTTTAGTAATATGGCAAATTTTAATGTAAATCAAGTTAGGCATCTTTATGTTGCCAAGACTGCACCTCAGGAGATTGACACTGCTAGTATCGCTACTGATCTCGCAAATCCTGGAGATTTCGGATACAGCACACTGGACTCTGATGGGAATTTCTATTTTGTATCTCGTGGAGCTACAGGTGAGCTTGTCAGGTCTGACATGATTAATGCCAAGTCCATTAAGCACATCACATATTGTGACAAGACTAAGGATGTTTATGGCCTCAAGAGGACAAAGATTCAGATGCTTGGCACAACTAACAGTGGAAACCCTGTCGCTGGTGAGGACTACACAGTTGTTGTTAACTTTACCAACATCCTTGGTTTTGGTGTTGAGGATACAGCTGTTCTTACAGCTACAGCTCACGCTACAACTGGTATGACAGCTGCCCAGCTTCTTGGTGAGCTTGCTGTTGCTCTCTATCAGAACACTCTTAAGGGTGTCATCAAGATTTACTGTGGTGGAACAGAGCTCACTGATGCCGCTGTTAAGGCTCATGTTGCTGGTACAACCCCTATCACTGGTTCTTCCATTGAGATTGAGGAAGTTGAGCAGCCTTGGGTTCGTGGTGTCAAATCAGCCATTGTTTACCCGTTCACAGTCACTTGCAAGTACATCACCAACAATAACGATGTTCTTCCTTGGGCTACTATTTCAGCTGTCACTCCTGTGACTACAATTAAGAACACCAAGAAGATCGCTGATCTTGAGTACTTCTGCATGGGTGAGAGGGGTGACTGGTATCGTAATGTTGGATGGCCTCATGTTATTCCTACTCAGTATCTGGTTCCTGCGGATTCCACTGATGCTGCTGGATACAATGTCCTGACTATCCACTACAAGTATATTGGTGGTGGTGATGAGGCTGCTTCCAGGCTCTCTGTTAAAGACATTCAAATTGCTTCTACAGTAAGCCTTGAGGCTCTCAAGGGTATCATTGAGGGATATCAAAAGGAGGCTTTTGCTGGACCTTCTGAGACTACTGAAGAGCCCACTGAGCCTTAATCTAAGTTTTTGAATCAATTTAAAGGTGGTAGGTAGGGTTATCTGCCACCTTTTATATTAAGTAGAGACACTATGGTAAGATTTAATGAACTGAAAATAAGCTACGACGGAAACTGCTTTACTGTGTATCTGTCAATAGATAGTGCCAGCTACTATGAGGAGAGATATATCACAAATGTTTATATAGACTCTGACTCAACATTTAATAATAGTGTGTCTCCGTCTGATAAGGCTATACATATTGAGATGCCTAACAGAGGAAGCAGAACATTCAGGAAGGTGTTTTCGACAGATGAGCTCTCAAAAATCATCAACACAAGAAACTTTAAAAATCATATGCTTTATGTGTTTGTTGAGGTTGATGGTCCAATATTGGGCACAGCTCCATGTGGTTCTGATTCCGATATATTCTTAGGTGTCGCTGTTGACTGGAACAGCTTATATCATGGCAGTATTCCATTCATGAAACAGATAACTAGGGATTGTTGCTCTATACCGAAAGAGTTTATAGACTACATCCTTAGAATGAAGTCATTGGAAATGGCACTAAAGACAGGGCATTACACTATTGCTAAGAACATATGGGATAAATTCTTCAGCAAAAAGAAGAGGACTATATCATCTATTTGTGGTTGTAATAAGTAAGCCTATGTATGACGATACAATGACAATAGAGGCGTATGAGGCTCTACAAAGTTACTTCTCTCATATTGGCAAGACAGGCTACATGAGGTATGACAATGTGTTTAAGCTGCTGGCTTTTCTTTACATTGAAGAGATGCTGCACGCCTATAACTCATTTGACATGTCTGAATGTGACTATGTGATCATAGACAATTTCTTGCAATGCCTGTATGGAACATGTCTCCTTCCTTATCCAGAGCTTATTAATCTTCCTCAGGTAGGTGGAGAAAATGAAGTAGATCTGCTAAGAGAGGTTGAATGGGATGTAATCAGACAGACTGAAGACGGTTCACTCAGAGTAATAGAGCCTAATACAGCATTAGCTAGGTAGTGAATAATTCTACTCACACACCGCATAACTAGATAGTTATAGCTCTTGTAATAAGAAATGTTTTACATATCTTTGTTGCAAGGGCTTTATTTTTATAATATAACAATTGTATTATGAGTACATATAGAGAGATAGTTTATATGGTTCTTGATGAGTTAAAGGAGCATTCAGATGATGCTTACTACACTGAAGACCATATAATCTATTTGGTAAACAACATAAGAGCGGCTTTACTTGAAAAGAAGTATCCGACAAACAGAAAGGACATTTCTCCAGAGAATTACATGGAACTATGTGTAAATCTCGAAGAAGATGACCTTGTTGACGGATCTCCTTGTTCAGGCACAGTTCTCAGAAGCACTAAAAAGATTCCAGACATACTGAGAGTCGGGTATCCAAAAGTATATCCAATGGAATATTTTGTATCAGGGCATGTGTCTTGGGTATCTATGGAAAGATTTAGATATGCTGCTGATGGAAACAAGTGGCTTGAGAATATGATATATGCGACAAGAGGAACAGACTCTCATTTGTACCTCAAGTCAAAGAATCCTCAATTCATCTATATGAATAAAGCAAAAGTCTATGGAGTATTCGCTGACCCTAAAGAAGCTTATGAGTACTCTTGTAAAGATGATGCGGCATGTAATATTCTTGATAAGGAATTTCCATTAGAGACTAATCTTATTCAACTGTGCATCCAGATGGTTGTATCAGAGCTTAGTGGGCAAAGATATGCTCCAGAAGATAAGTCTAATAATGCTGAAGATGATTTAGCTAAAGTTCAAGTTAGGAAATAAGTATGAAGGAAATAAAGTTTTACGATACCAGAGATATATATAGGATAGTAAGAGGATCTTCTCTTAGGGGTATGGGAATCAAAGAGAAGGAGTTTTGTTCAGTAGTGAATGCTATAAATGAGAGAATAGCTGATGCCATATTATCTGGAGAACTCGTAAGGCTTCCTTGTTCAATGGGGACTCTTATTCCAATGGAGCAAGAGACTATGTATCTGAACAAACATGGAAAACTGGTTATAAACAGACCTACTGATTGGAAAGCGACTATAAAGCTTTGGGATGAGGATCCGCAAGCTAAGGCTGACAACATTAAAGTTAAGCACGATGTTGATAAGAGATTTAAAATAATATATAGTAAGAAAGAGACAAGATTCAGAAACCAGTACTATATAAGGTTTAAGCCTATTAAATCACTTAGGGAGAAGTTTATAAATAGGGCTGTAGATGGTGAAATTAGTTGTTATATAGATTAAAAATATGGCTGAGAAATATACAAACATAAGGATAATAATGGATAGGATAAGCAGACATCCTATGCTGAAAGATATCCCTTTTGAGACAATGGTAGACTATACCGTTGATTTCATACAGATTGTTGGATGTCCAACAATGTTTGAGGAGAAAACAGCTGTTCTTCATATTGAGGATTACAGGGCGCCACTTCCCTGTGACTATATCAATATGATACAGGTAAGGTGTCACCATCCCCATGGTCCATTAAGAGGAAAGCACTTGGCATACAGATACGCATCAGACAGCTTTCACATGTCTAAGGAACCAGGCAAGCCAATAGTAGGAGTGCATACGGACTTGACCTATAAGATTCAAGGATGTATGATTTATACATCCACAAGACATGGAGATATAGAGATTTCTTATGAGGCAATAGCAACAGACGCTGAAGGGCTTCCTCTTGTTCCAGATAACCCAGTATTCTTCAAAGCTCTTGAGTCCTATATAAAGGTTCAGCATTTCACCATTCTTTTTGATATGGGTAAAATACAGGGACCAGTACTTCAGAGAGCTTCTCAGGATTATGCTTGGGCTGTAGGACAATGTGAGAATGAGTTCCATAGGCTTTCTCTTGATAAGGCTGAGTCTTTCTTCAATTCTTGGAGAACGCTTCTTGAAAGAGATACAGAGCATAGGAGAGGATTCCTTAATGATGGAATAAAGGAATATCTTAGAATCCAACCTTAATTCTTAGGATATGCAAAACAAAGTCAGCATCAATACAAATATGGGAATGTCAAGGGACAGGTCTATCAGTAAACCTGATAATCAGCTTGCCTTTGAAAACCACAACATAAGAATAACAGCCAGAGATAAAGACACTCTTCTGTCAGTTACCAACGAGAGAGGTAATACGCCTATAGTATTCAGCTCTTCAAGTGATGCTCAAAGTAGTGACTATACAGGGCTATTCGCCACTGAAATAGTTGGGACACTGCTTGGATATGCTGTACTGAACAATTACTTGGTGCTGTTTACCACCGCAGCAGGAACTGATTATATATATAGGATAGAGTATAAGAACGCACTTAATGAGTGGTATCTCAGATTGCTCTATAGAGGAAGCTTGGGATTCAGTGTCTACAATCCAATAGAAACCATATCTCTATTTGAGACTGAAGATGTGCAAAAAGTATATTGGGTTGACGGCAAAAACCAGCCTAGGGTAATCAATATAAAGAAGAGTTATTTCACGATTGTAAACTCTGAGCCTGTATTTTTTAAGAATACTATATTTGATTTTGTGACTGACTACAATCACTCTGGATTTAATAAGTTGTCTGTCACTATTACCAAGCAGCAGCTTGGTATGGGCTCTTTTCCAGCTGGAACTATACAGTATCTATGTACCTACTTCAATAAGTATGGGCAAGAGACTAATCCTGTCTATGTATCTCCTATTTACTACATATCTCCAGATGATAGAGGTGGAGATGCGGAGACCACATACACCTGCTCCTTTAAAGTCTCCTTAAGCAACGCTGATTCTGACTTTGATTATGTTAGAATCTACGCTATTCTGAGAACATCTGAGTCAGGTACTCCTATATCTTATATAGCTGGAACAATAAACATTAAGACCGAGACTCTTTCAATCATTGATACTGGCCAAGGTGATAATGTGGTTATAGACCCCACTATTCTTCTTTATATTGGAGGTAGAGAAATATCAGCTGGAACATTCAGTCATAAAGACAATACTCTTTTCTTGGGTGACATTCAATTCACTGGATCTAAGAACGATGTTCAGATTGAAAGAGCCATTAGTGAGAGTTTCATGTTTGATACTGAAACATATATAAGTAACAATGTTTCTTTCTTTCTCTCTAACAGCACATCATTAAATGCTCCTTACTATAGCAATGATGGTCTGTATCCTTATGAGAGCCAGCTCAACAGCTCTTCTGACAAGATAACAGGATTCAAAGGAGGAGAGAAATACAGATTCGCTATTCAGTTTGTGACAGCTACTGGGCAAAAGAGTAGGGCTTTCTTTATTGGAGATGCGGAAAATCCATATTATCCAATGATTGATACCACCACAAACACCATTAAAAGGCCACTACCAAGAGTTAACTTGCCAGACAGAGTAGTTTCAAGTGCTACAGAAGCTGGGTATGTTGAGGTTATATTACTTATGGCTGAAGCCTCTGATGGAGACAGGTCTGTTGTTGCTCAGGGTATTATAAG